GATAGAAGCATAGGGAGTTGACTTAACAAGCTGCTGATATCTGAAAAATCTGTTAGAAGTATCAAAATTCGTGTAATCCCCGAAACTTGAGGAATTTTCTTTTTTAGTGAGTACGCCGGCTGCTGCTGCTAATCTGAAAGATTTATTTTTTGCGGGAGCTGCTGCGTTAAGTTCTGCCATAACTTCACTTTTCCTTTATCGCTGCAAAGATCATTTCCCCGACTTTCTGAGCGTCAAGAGCTGAGAAAGAGCCGTCCTGATATCTTTTTCCTGCTTCTTCCAGGATCTTAGCGAGTTCATCAGGAGAGATGTTATCAAGAACTTCGAGAAGCTTCCCGGCTTCCTTGAGTCTCGCTTTGCCAGCTTCGAGTTTTGCGGCGGGATAAACGATGAGTCCCTTTGCTTTGAGTGCTCCGTATGCGATAATAATAGAAGAGAGTGCGCCGATTAAGGCGTTTATCCAGGCTGTGAACGTTTGAGGGTCCATGGGGAAATCACCTTCTTTTAGTTGTTAACGGTGTTAACAATAGGAATATGGGGGTTTTTGTATAAAAAGGTGTGGTGTGTTTAGAAAAAAATGTAAAATTAACGTCTTTTTGTCCTTACCAATCCAGAAAGACTGAAATTCTGCTTCCTATCCTCAATAACAATTTTACAGGCATAGCTTAAAACGTCGGTCTGGTCGTCGTGTGCTCCATTTGGGAAAGATAAAAGTTCTTCCTCAAGGTCATGCAACCAGCTCGCACCCTGCAAGAAATAAACCGTCCCTGCTTCCATCCTGGCGGCGGCGGGTAATGCCCGCGTGAGCTTGTCGGTATCCGCTTTTAATTCTTTTATCGGTAAACCTTCCCTTACAAGCACCTGATAAAGCGTTTTTCCGACCCCCGCGCTTTCTACCGCCTGGAAAGCTGGTTTCCATCGGGCATACTGCTGTTTGAATAAATTAACTTGGTCTGGACCTTCGAGCCGGGTTCTCAAGATATCCAAGAGGACTAAATCATTATTTGGAGTTTGCGCCCATGTTCCCAGCACAAAATAGTCGGCTGTGGTTTTGGTGGACGCTGCGGGATCGCATGTTTGGAATATCCGGCACATTGGAAGGATGAATTTCTTTTCGCCTCCGAGGTCGAGAATATCGCCTGTTAGTGTTGCATACTTAAAAAACTGCCTCTTGAATATTGCTCCACCGTCAGGCTGCGGTCTCTGCTGATACAGCGCATTAAACCAATAGGATCCTAGAGTTTTCTTGATTTCCTGCAGGTCTGCAGCATTGTACCGAGATGGAAAGAGAGCTTCGCCTGCAGTCCTACCGAGTAGGTCGTTTTCTTCTGCAAGAGCTGGAAGAGATATTACTGTCCATTTCTCAGGTTCTTCATTGAGGAGCATTCCGCTTAAATCGGCTTCATGCCAGCGAGTTTGGATAATTATAACGGCTCCCCCTGGCTCTAATCGAGTGTACGCAGTTGACCTATACCAATCATATGTTTTTTGTCTGTACGTCTTACTCTGAGCCTCTTCTGCGTTTTTTACGGGATCGTCGATTATAAGCAGGTCTGCGCCTTTCCCTGTAATTGCTCCTCCTACGCCTGCGGTCATCATACCGCCCTGATGTCCCTGCAGCTCCCACCTATCTCTAGCTGCAGATTGGGCAGATACCTGTACACCGAAAAGATTAGGTCCATATTCCTGCAGGATATTTCTTACTTTATAGCCCCATCCTGCAGCAAAATCAGCCTCGTATGAAGTAAGGATTACTCGTTTATCTGGGAACTTTCCAAGATACCAGGCAGGAAAATATTTAGATGTTAACTCAGACTTTCCATGTCTAGGAGGCATGAAAATCATTAAGTTTTTGATTTCACCTAATGACACTTTAACTAAGAGAGTATCCAAAAGAAGTAAGTGATCTGCAGGATACCAGGTTCCTTTACTTACTATCCATGCAAGGTCTGCAGGTGTTACAGGATCAGTTATCAGATTTTGCATTTGCTACAGCCTTTAAAAATGCGTGTCTTGCTTCGACTACTTCAGGGGTTAAGGGTACTTCTGACTTATCGGTTACTTCTGCTTTCATATCTATTTTTTCCCTTCTCCCAAATTCCTCCGGGAACCGCCTCTCCAATATCCACGCGCTCGCCTGCCAAGTTCCTTCAGTCGCCGCCTTTGTTATTAATTTTAGATGTAACTGCACAGCCTTCGCTTTACATGCTTTCACATGTTCGGCGAATTCGTAAAATTGCCCTTTGCTTTCGTTTTCGCCTCGTTTTAGCCAGTTATAAAATGTTTGCTCGGTTATACCTGCGGCTTCGGCTGCGAATTTAAGAGGCATACCTAACGTGATGTTGTTTCCGATTTGTTCTTGGAGTTGGGGAGTTAGTTTAGTTTTTCGCATGAGATCACTTAAAAAAGATTTAGAGGAATTTCCTCAAATCCTTCTTTATATAATAGTTTTTATTATTGTCCTTCATTAATTTTATTGCGTCGTGTGCAAACGGTTTCCAGTCTACATTTTTGCTTTGTGGGTTGTAATTTCCCGCATACTCTTTTTTAGCATGGATAATTGTTTTTCAGAGTGGTTGTATGGGTTCTTTTGAAATGGTTTTAATTCAGAGGGGGGTTTATAAATTATTTCCAAATGATAAGACTCCTGTTAGAATTATGGCTCTTTTGTATACTAAAATAACTTAAATTAATTATGAAACTCATAATATTAAAATGTTAACGCCGTGAATCGTTAAATACTTTCCAATCCTTCTATCATGCACCGTCTTTTTTTCCAGTAATACAACATAACCCCTATGACCGACATAACCTCTAAAATAGAAAAATAGACGAGTTGTGAGGTATCCCCGATTTTAAAATTATGATAAATAAAAAGGAGATCATTGATTCTTTTCTGTAGATTTTCGATTAGTTCAGCGTTAGCTTTAAGCAGGGATTTCCGGGAGGAGAAATTCGAGGAATTTTCGGGGAAGCTGTTATCAGTTTTCATGGTTTCTCTTTATAAGCAAGTGGCTCTTATCTGACAGGTATATTTGTATTTGTTTCTTTATATTGTTAACGACATTAACTGAGATTGAGAGAGCACAGACACACTTTTCTGATAGGGATAGTTAAGGGGTTAGCTCCACCCCCTCGCTTTCAGTCTTTCAGCGTTTTGTAGAACTGCCTGCTGCCCGTATTTTTGTTTGTAGCCCGGGAATTTTTCATTGAATTCGCCAACAAACTCATGGATATTATCTACTATAAAATTGTACCTAGATCTTGCAAAATTTTTTAAGTCCATTCTCATTAACTCACATGATGAAAGATTTTTCATAATGTCTATCTCTTCGTTCTGCTCAAAAATTAGCGTTTTTTGCTTTTGGACAGGATCCTGGACAGGATGGTTTAAAACATCTTGTCCATGCCTCCCGCTATCGAAAAAACGCACACTAGGACAAGATCTTTTTAACTCGTTAGGTGAATTTTCATTTTCTCCATTTTTTGCCGCTTTCACTGTCTCTATATTTTCACAATCATTTTGATAATTTTTCGTTGCAAAACTAACACAGGAATTTTGATCCTGTCCAAAGTCGATTTTTGTGAGATTTTCCGTTATCGGTTGACTTGATTTTTCTGGACAGGATCTATCATTTTGATCCTGTCCAGATCCTGTCCCAGATGGTCTATTTTGTTTTTCTTTTTCATCGTCTTTATTAATTTCTTCAGATGGTTTAAGTTTTACGTTATCCCATAAAGTGACCTTTTTATAACCACCACCTTCCTTAATCACATTTTCCCTGTGGTTTGTATATCCCAACTTTTTTAGTCTTCTTGAAAATTCGATATTGGAAACATGCGTTATGTTATTATCGTTACTCCAAGCAACATATGCCAAGTATAGAATTGTGCTTTCTGTATCCTGGTCCGATACTTCAGTACACTCCTCCATGAAAAACGCCACTGGGTTACTGTTTAAAATGTATTCTCGTTCGGTTTCCTCAAAGGTCTTGTTATAGCTGAATCTATCATTTTCGTACAGCCTTTTAAGCCCTTTAAGCGCTAAATTCAGAAATCCAGACAATTCAGCATCGGTTGTGAGTTTTTGAATTAATTTTTTGTCGTCGTCGGGCGTCCCTCTGAACTTGTGTCCGAACTCGATTAAACAGAATCTTTCATAGAAAGCCGGATCTTTTGGACCTTCTGGTATTTTGTTTGCAGAAAATGTTAATTTTGCTTTGTTTTTGAATTTGAATGGGTCCTGGTATTTATTTTCAGCGTCTATGGTGTCTAATCCGCTTACTAATTTTTTGAAAACCTCAGTCTTATGCAATTTGGTGCTTGGTATATCACTGCATATATTCACCAGCTTTCCATATAGTTTTGCAGCTCTGTACTTGTCCTCTTCAATCTTCTGTAGGCTCTCAGATGAAGCATTTTCACTGCCTACAAAGGTTTCAAGTAAGGTTGCAAAAACACTTTTTCCGGTCCCTGGTATCCCGTAAAGCATTAGCGCTTTCTGGTAGCTTACATCTGTTGTCAGGCAGTAACCAGCCCATTCTTCTAAAAATGCAATATCCTCCTCTGAGCTTGTGACCTCCCGTAAAAACTTTTCAATTCGTGGACATTCTGCTTCAGGGTCATAATTCACAGGAATTTGGCATATTGTTTTTATATCTGAACTGTGTGCCTCAAACTCCCATTTTTCTAGGTTGAAAAGGCAGTTTTTGAAGTTAATGTATTTATCCTGAAATGTGTCTATAAGCTCTCTGGGAATATGCGTATAAGCCCTTATATATGCTAAAACCTCGTTCACGTAACGAACTGTCGCTTTTGGTATATGCTCGGGCAAGTCGAAATCATTGTTTATACTCTTCCATTTCTCTTTATACATCTGACAATAAGCATCTCTTATCAGAGTGCCTAATATTGTCTCGGCGCCTTCGCTTCTGTAGACACCGCCTTGATAAAGGTAAAGCTGTCCGTTATCTCTCATTGAAAAAATATGATTTTCTTTCATGACCCTTTCTGCCACTTCATCAAAATGTACTATTATCTTTTCTGGTCTGCCTTTACCGGATTTTCCTTTTTTATCCGGGTTGTATGTTTCTGTTACCCATTGCAGAGCTTTATTTATGGTCCTGTCCCGGTAGCTTGCAACTTCCCATTTATCTGCTCTATAAAGTCCAGATCCTCGGAAAATCCTATCAATTTGCTCAGGATCCTGTGTGTAAAAAGCAAGTAGAGAACATAGTGCTTGATCTGCTTCACTTTGTGACTCGTACCCGGATATATCCCCATTATAAAGGCTTTTAAACTTGTCTGAATTTTTCGCCCTGCTTGCTATATCAATTATTTCAGAATCGGATAAGTTTATTTTCTTTTCAGGTTGTTTCTTTCCGGTATTCGGCTTTTCATCCTTAAACCATTTGTAGTATAGAGCGTTCACGGCTCCCTGTGCTTGATTAATCACTCTAGGTGTTCCACTCATCACATTTCCTGTGATTGTGAAAAATTTCCCTGAATGATACATCTCCCTGCCTAATTCATGGTTATTCTTTCCGGTTCCTATTTTTCCATCTTCATCTGGTTCGAGTGGAACCATCCCTTTCACTATAACATGGACGCCTTCGCCACTTGGGGAGATTTCAGTATAAGAATTTAGGCTTTTTATTTCTTTGAGTGCCACCGGGTCACATTTCCCTGTTTTATAATCTATCACGTGGTCGAAGTCTAAGCCCATTATCCCAGAGTCCAGAGTGAAAACAAACCCCACACCATCGAATTTACCAGGGAGTTTTTCAAAAATTTTGATAACATTCTCGAAGCTATCCCAAGTATCCGGGTCTGTGCTTTTTGCTTTTTTACCATTCACTTGGTAAGGTACCTTCGTTTTTTTAATCTCCCCTCTGCTGTTTTTCCGGTCTTCGTATTTCCAAACGACCCAGTTTCTCAGGGTCTTCATTTCTTCCGGGATTGAATCCACATTCACAGGAAGAGCCATTTTATCTCCTCCTGTG